AAATACTGGTGTTCCAGCTGTCGTTATTGTATAAGCGGAAGCGTTTGGCATGGTGTTAAACCATGTTGATTGGAATATTCCAGTTCCGCTTGCTAATTTAGTATCATTCCATACAGTAATTCTGGATGGTACGAATCCCAAATTTAAATTAAGAGCGCTACCTGTTGCGGTAATCGTTCCTGTTTTTACAATTGCCATATGATCCCTCCCTTATGAGTGTGTGCATGTTAAGCGAGTGATCCAGTTGTCGTTAAGTATCCTAGTTGCAAAGGGATACTTATATCCAACTGTTCCTCTTTGGTTGAGAGGATCGGCTGTTCCGGAAGCTCCGAGCGGCTTCACAATGAATTCAGCTTCTTTAGCGCCAAGTCTTACGACGCCATATGCTTCTTGTCCGAGTAAGAAGTTGCTATATACGTTAGTAGAAGCACCATTGGAATATCCGTTAGTGTTCAAGAGCCAACGACAGTTACGTGTAGATCCCCATTCTGCTTCTAAAGCATTCATTGGGTTTGGATAGTTAGCAGCTGAAATAAAGCTGGAAACTGCTTCCAAATCGTCTTGAAGATCAACGCTCATGAATCCCCAGTAACTAGCACGAACTGGTGCTGTACCGAATTTGTTTTCTCCAGGGAGAGGATTGGTCATAAGACGAGCATTTCCTTGTCGCAATGCTATGATCGCGATTTGGATATCTGCGTCTGTGATCTCTGTAGGTGTTTGACCATTAAGACCGTTAGAACACAAAATCGTTGAGGCTGTCGATACCATCATGTCTCTGATTAAAGTATCGATAGTAAGACCGAGTTGTAACGAAAGTACTTTTGTAGCTTCGTTTAGTACACGGTCTTGAACCGAAAATTGTACCTGATCGGTGCCATCAGGCCTGTTACTTTTCTTGACCTCTTTCGAGGCGGAGGGTCTTGTTATTCCCCTCTCCACATATCTCTATGTGGGTCGGACTATCGCATCACCTTTCGGTGCCCATTCATTTAGTCTCTTACGGTTGACATTAATTATCATGTTTTGTATCCTATTGAAAATAGTAACAAAAAAGGAGATTTTATGAGTAAACGTGGCGCTACACTTGATATGAAAAAAATTAGTAGAGATGGCCTTATTTATCTGGCTGGCCTTATTGATGGAGACGGTTGCTTTTTTATCAGCAAACGAACTCTTCCAACAGCCGCCGGTCTTACACAATACATGCTTAAGCTTCAAGTTCACTGCATTAATGAAGAATTTATTAATAATCTTCATCAAATTTACGGAGGAGTTAAGGTTGTATATAAAAGAACCCCACCTAGACGACCCCTTTATGGAATCGAGTTTACAGGAAAGCTTCTCACACAAATGTGCGAACTTCTCATACCATTTCTTATACTCAAGAAACGAAACGCTCAAAATATGTTGGAAATGAGAAATACCTATAACGGAACAGGAGGACATATTATTGTTCCTCAACATATCCTTGATATCCGTGATAAGTGCTTTGCTATCTCTCGCCAACTTAATACTCATAAACCTCTTAATGACATTCCGCCTTGTTGTCCGTCTGCGTTAAGCAGCGAGGAGTTCCAAGTCAATTAGAGCGGGTTTATTAAACTGACCACCACCATTAATGGTCACAAAGTCGCCATACCATTGTATTTGCGCTTTGAAATCTGTTACGTTCAGCTGGTCCCCTGGAGGCGTTTGTCCGTCTGTTAGGGGAACGGTAGCCGCGGTTAATGTTGAATATCTTCTGAATACCATCTGATCGCCCGAATTAAGAGGAATTTGCCTCTTTTGAGCAAAAAGATCGTAAATGAAGTATGGTCTTGCCAATGCCAACAGAAGTCTATCGAAGTATACTCTTACCTCTGGTGGTAGTTGGGTCAATGTTGTAATTGCCATAATTATTTAGTCTCTATGTTTAGATCCCTTCGAGGTTCTTGCTTGCAAATTCAGCAAACTGCTTATCTGACATAGATGCGTAGTAATCAGCCTTAGAAAGTACGCTTTGTCCTCCTGCGGAAGATAAAGTGCCAGGTTTTCTGGAGTTTTCTACTATCTTTTCGGCTATAGTACTTTTTTGAGTCTGCGCTTGTGTCATGTTTTGAGCTTCCTGTCCTTGCTTAGCCATTTTTCCAAGTTCATATGCGAACAACGCTTTGTTCTTCGCTCCTTGGATTCCCTCGGCGAGATGAGGTTTTTGTTTAATCAATGGTGCTACAAATTTCTCGAGCACCTCGGCATAGTCAGGATATTGTTGAGCGACTTGCAACTCTTCGATTCTTGATTGGTAGTCTGCCTCTTTTTGTCGGAAAGCACGTTCGATATCACCCACGCTTGGGATGTCATCGTCTTTTAAGCCTTCGAACATTTTTTGTTCTTTCTGAGGTTCTTGCCTTTGGGCAACATTTGCCCTATACATATCGATTTGCTGCTGAAATTCAGCTCGTTCTTTATCCCTATCTACCTTCATTCGATCGACTTCTTCGCGTAGGGCCTTAAAATTGAGCTCTTGCTTGGTGGGCGCTATCTCCACACTGGCCTGTTCATTTTGGGCCTCTGTAGGGCTTGCTATTGCGTCCTGTTGAGCGGGAGCTTCTATTGGCGCTTCTGTTTGATAAGAATTCGTATCAATTATCTGTTGATCAGCGGCGGCCTGGTCGTTTATCTCGCCCGAGTAACTTCTCATATCTATTGTCATGTGTGATTCCTTGTGCCTGGCGGCGGCTTTATACGCCCATTTAGGAAACAATAACTTTTAATTTTTCACCTTGCTCCGCTACACTTGCTGACGCGTCGGACGCTTTATCAGATAGTAACTTCGGATCAAGCGGTACATCGTGAGGAGCAGATAGTTCGGGCCTAAACTCGAATATTCCTTTCTCATTATCGACGTACCAGACCAGAATCCCCAGAATCACTGGAGGCTTGGCATAGTAAGCTTTCATCGTTTGCTTATAGACCCCGGTCTTGAACTTTTCTGTAGCGGGTTTGTCTTGCTTAGCTGCATAAACGATGTAGAAGGGTCGCTTTTCTTTTTTCATGTTATTGGCGAAATTTTCGGCCATTTGCCAAACATTCCATCCCCATGCTTCGCGCGAGTCACCTATTTTTTGCATATCGAGTTACCTCAATCTGCCCAGTGATAATCTTTGAACTGCCCTACGATCTTGGATCCATCGGATTTGCATCCTTGTTCTCCTGCTTGACCGTAAGCTATATCCATCGCATCGCCTTTGTAGTCGCTGCATCCATAGTCATTCCCGCCGTGCCCCATTGCTGGTTGTGAGGGTTTGTCTGTTTCATGCTTATAACCACCTTCAGCGTGATGCTTAATAGCCGAATGATGTTGTTGTGCTTCGTGATGTCTCATTTTTTCATGATGAATCATCCCGCCGTACTCTTCCGTCATTGGCTCGTGGTGTTTCATTTTTGCCATAGATTTCCTCTATTTTTTCTTGCGTAGTTTGCTTAAAGTCTCTGCTAAACGCGCCCGTTTACCCGTGACTCCGCCTTTTTTAGCGGCGGCTTTCAGCTTTCCTGAAGGAATCTTTCCAGTTGTTTTCGACACGCCGAGTGTCTTTCGTAAAGATCCTGGTTTCTTGATCGCTGATTGAATGAACTTTTTGTCAGCCATAACTATCTAGCCTTTGGATATTTAGGATATTTCATTTCCATACGCTCGTATTCTTCAGGTTCCAATGGACGAACGTCATATCCATAAGGCTGTTCCCATTCGCCAACCTCGTGATCCAGCATCCTGCTGTAAGAATCGGAATATCGACTCATCACGTGATATGGGCTATAGGGTTCGGGATACGATCCCAATTGTTCTTGAATACTCATTTTTTACCCCGCGTGTTATGTATAATTCAAATTTGAATTATATATTGTTCATAAAAAAATGTACATGTGTAGAATTTTGATTTGATAAAAAATTGGCAATTCCTAAGAATAGATAAAAATGAGGGAATAATGAAAATCACACTTAATATAGTAAAAATTTTATTTACGTCGTCGGTGTTGACGCTGGGGCTTGTGTTGCTTTTTCTTCTTTAGGTGGCTCCATTAGCATTTTGATTGCCTGGACCTGTTTCAAGAAATGATCCACATCCATGCCTTCTAGCTCTTTAGCTGCCTTAATAAGATTAAGTGCTCCTGCCGTCTTCTCTTCTTCTGCTCTATTGATTCTTTCGACGTTAACCGCAGCGTCTAATTGGATCTTAGCAAGACGCTCTGTTGCGAGTGCTTGATCAGATTGAGCTTTTGCATCGAGTGATCTTGTAACAACCTCTTGTTGCTGCATGGCCATTTGAGCTTGTTGTTGCTCCATCTGTTGTTGTTGTTGTGCTTGCTGTTGGATGTATTCAGCAAGTTCCTTCTTATCATGTAAGTTAGAATTCTTAATGATAAGTTCATCGGGTATAGCGACGCCCATCGCTTTAAGTGCAGCATATTGGGTGAATTGTGTTTGTCTTTGTGTGTCGGTAAGAACCCCTTCTTCGACGACAACATCGTACTGAGCAAATGTTTTACTGTAGAATTCGGGCGTTACATCTTTTTTAGTAATAAGCTTGATCTTTTCTGGCGTATAGTTCTTTTGTATAAGTCTTAATACTTTTATTCCTAAAAGCTTTTGCGATTCTCTAAGCCCATCGAATATATCTTGTAAATTGACAAGGCCAGCCGATTGCCGCATCTTTGATAGAATACCTGCAGTTTCGATCTTATCGTTCTCCGCCATACCAAATAGCTCGGAATTAACGCCAGCAATCTCCATAATGTCTTTTTCGAACTCCGACTCCAATTGGAACATAGATGCGGGAATTTCGGGAGCATTGAGACGCTGAACATCTGTCATTTGAGCTTCTGGCTTTAAGAATACAACCTGTCCCTGACCTGATTTATATAAAGAAGCGGGATTAGATACGGAATTTGTCTTCGCTACCCACCCGCTATTTAGTTGACTATCGATGATATCAACCATCTTGGAACGGCGCTTATTGAGCTCGGTTTGAGGATCTCTAACGATTCGCACGAGGGATTGTACTTTCCAAGTATAAAGATCGTAGGATGGCTCGAATATAGACATAAAGGGCACAAAAGGATAGTCATTGAGTCCCCATGGGTCTTTGCCATAATATAACAATTCTCCTTCAACTATAATCCCAAGTTCTACTTGTTTTACCGGTTTTCTAATTACTTCAATTTGAGGAAATGCATCTCTAAATAACTTTAATCTCTTTCTGTCTCCATCCCATTCTTTCGTCTCACCTGTCTCCATGTCGACAAGAACATCTTTCGTTTCCCATCGTGTTCTCCAATACTCCGTATAGTTCATCAATTTCTGCATTCCCCACTGTCTGGCAAACGGCATATATGTGAATTTATCATCTCTACTTCCCCATGGAAGAGATTCAATCACATCGACTTTATCGGGAAGCAGTGATGCTATCTCGGTTCGTGATAGAAACTTCCTTCTAGCTACAAACGAACAGTCCGAAAGATCTTTCTTAGTAAAGAACGGGTCCATGATAACGGCATTCCAAGCGTCGTGATGGAATTTGATATCACCCGAGACCGGATCATTTCGATAATCCACATATGGGGATACGAACGAGAGACCCGTCGTGAGGGCGCCTTTAAACGCTTCGCTGATAATCTCATATCCGTCAGAGTTCTGCATGATGTGCTGCATAACATCTGTGAAAAGATTTGCTGTGATCTCTGACGCGTCTTCAACAGGGCTAATAATGGTGGAAAGTCGGTTCTTTCGTTGGTATCCTTGAACCAAGTTGATAAGTCGTCTAATTTTATTATATGTAAATGATGAACGCCTTTGGTTGTTGAGGTATGCCAGTTCTTCCAAAGACCATTGATTACCAAGGTAATACGACAAATCCTTGTAGGCTTCTGCGTAAAAAGTGTTCCATAGCTGATATGCCCTCTCATAGCTTTCTCCGAAGTCTTTTATAATATCTTGGTGCTGTTCTAATCTAGGGTCCGAGCTTATCTTGTCTTTGTAGCTAGATAGAAAGTCTCGGGAATCTTGAGAATACGAATAATCTGACATGGGATTTGCCATGTATAAGCCTTATGTTATGCTGGATTTACAATAAAATAAAAAACGTCCGACAAATCGCCTGTTTCTACTGCGCCTGTTGAATTTAGAGCGTTAACGGTAAATGAGGATGAAGACGGAATAACATTCAGAACTCCTACCGCGGTAGACGAATGAGGAGATCCATGCGTGGCGAATATCAAAGAGCTGGCCGTAACGCTGGTATTAGATACGGTCGATGTACCTAAAACAAGAGTTGTGGTACCTGCGACATTGTTTGTTCCTGTTGGTAAATTAAGCTTTCCTAATGTGGTACTTAGCCAATTAAGGGTAAGTGTATTAGCGATAATATCATTTTTAACGAACGTTATAGTTCCTAATGATAATGTTCCCGAACCAGATCCGGCTATTGCGGGATTATTTGAAGAATTAATGACACAATTATTTAGGCTAACACCACCAGTAGAATTCATAATTATAGCAGGATCAGAGTCAGTAAAGAAAATACAATTATTATAATTATCGACGCAATTATAAGTTAAAGTAATTGTATCGTCAAAATATGTATTATTTATTTCGAAATAAGAATCACTAGATACGGAAGTAGAAGAAGAAAAACCTCCCGATCCTTGAGAATATACACAATTATTTAACTCAATACTTCCTGGTTGAGCACCAAAATTTATTAAAGGATTGTTGCTAGATCCGCTCCATGAAAATTGTGTCGAATTAGCTTCAAAACTAAAAAGTGATAATGACCCCGGTTGAGCTAACGATATCATGCTCGAATAATTACAATTATTAAGATAAAAATGGAAAAAAGAACCATCTTGAATTTCGCATGGTACGGTTTCATTAACTTCAAATACAGTATTTCTAGCATTAATTGTGCAAAATTTAGCATCTCCAGGAAGACTTAATAAATTTCCGACCCCAACGGCTGACTCTTCTAAAACACAGTTAGTAAAATCTATTGTAGGAAATCCATCACAAGCAATAACTGCTTTTCCTAATTGCGAAACACTTAATATGCATCCTATAAAAACGGCCGTACTGAAAGCAGAATCATTTGTCAAATATGTAAAAACATCGCCTATAGCAGGAGCAAAGTAAATATTGGCAAATGTATTGAAAGTACTGATAGGTGATGATACGGTATTAATAGTTAATGTGCCGATAACTTTTACAGAAACAATTTCTTCTGGCGCTGTAACAGTTCCTAATTCTCCCGGCGCAGCTATTAACGTAATATTTCCAGGAATATTAAGATTCTCCGTATATATTCCCGGTTGGATATATATGATTCCCCCACCGGCATCATTTGCCGCATTAATAGCAGACTGGATTGTTTGATATCCCGCCTGGCCAATAGGACCAACAACATATGGAGTAATAGGATATCCAGACGGACCTCCAAGTAAAGCCCACGTTGCAACTCCACCCGCAGCCTTCCCAGTTAAAATATAATATTCTCCAGTTGAAAGATTAAGATATTGACTTCTTCCTACTATGTATTCGTTTCCCGATACATGAGCAGGCGGCAATCCATATCCTTGAGTAGCAGTAACAGGATTAGGCGATTGAAATCCTCCATAAAAAGGAGTATTTAACGGCAAAGTTGACACGTCATACCTTATATAGTTCAAATTTGAATTATATATTATGGATTATTTTCTCTTCCACTTATTATGCCTATTTGTTAGATTAGTGGATTAAAAAGGAGAAAATATGTCTCACCAAACGTTTTTTATTCCCCCTACACCTCACCCATTTTTGCGATTCTTCTTTTTCGCTACTGTTTCATTTTTCAGTGGTTATACATATAGCTGGATAAAGCATAAAAATGCGTCACGCATGCCTACTTCATTTATCCCTGATATTCATCTTCGCTCAAATGGATTAATTTCAAAAGATTATCAATTAATGATAAAAGGAGCTGTTATTATTACAGCTATATATATTGGAGTTTATTTTTCATCTATTGCAATTAAAAATATATATAAGAATGTACATGAATATATTATTGAATTTAACAGGAAAAGAAAAGAAAGGCGTGAATGGACGCCTATTTTCTATGAGAAATTAAAATAAGGGAAATAAGAATATTATTTCCTTTCATCGATGAAAGAATAGAATGGCGTGTTTCTCCTAGCAGTCGAGTCTCCCTTCCAATCCAGAAATTCCCAATTGCCACGACACATCAATTCATTTTTATCCACATTCGTTACGCTAAACAATTGATCGAATGTTTCTTTATCATACGAAAAAGAAGGACGATAATATTTACAACATGCAAATGTATGAAATAATCCGCAAAAGATATCAGAAATACGGATATGATATTTCATAGACCATATCCAGCGAAGAGCATCTATCGCATTAATTTCCTGTACGACAAGCACACGTCGTGGAATGATATGTTTACATGATATCTTCGACCACACAACGGCGAAATTTTGACTAAACCAAAAAGTAGCGTGTTTTGGTTTTGCATAGCGGGTATTAGAAATGATGTGAAATCGCACATCTTTATACATCCACTCATCTTGAGGTGTATCGAATTCTCTCCATGTTCTTATAGTCATACGGCTAAACTCCCTACTGTTAAATATAAAACTGTTACCGACACAAGTGAAACAGGCACGGTATAAGGGCCGAAGATGATTGTGCAAGCTAAAGCGATGATAGATGCTAACAAAGTCGCCATTGCCGGAACCCAAATCTTAGCCGGATTCTTTACTCTCAGACGATATTTTGTTAAATTTGCCGCCATATAGCCTTTTTTCTTAAACGTTAATCGCAGCGATCGTTCGTCTATTTCTTTTACATAAAAATGAGGGATATACACGCTTTCAGTGAAAATGCATTTGATTTTTTCCAAAAACGATTTAAAATAATGGATTTTTGCTATGCAATACTTCCTTTTCCCTGGAAGGATCGACCAAAATATACTTCCCGCTCTCGGCTTCAAAAGAGTATTTTTATCTACCACCACCTCATGAGAAGTGCTGTTCCATAACTTAAGAGAATTTTTATCCATATTTACGACTGACATAACGTCTCCTTTTGGTAAATTTGGGATAAAGATTAGACTATTTTTAGATTTATCTAAAGAAATTTTTTACCATTTCCTTGGATATGCATATTCTATTTCAGGATATGTGCTATAAATAGCAGGAGGATCGTCGTCCATAATATCATGCACAATTTCACCTACGGCTGTATATTCGAATAGCAGATAAACGATAAGAATGAAAAGAAAAAAACGAAACATTTGGAAAGAATCCTACCATTTGCTAGAGTTAGTGCCGTCACTCGTATGGAGTGATAAACGTATGATGTATAAAGTTCATCATTTAAAAGTATGGGGACATAAAAAGTAGAGTTTGTATGTCCCCATTTTGATAGATCTAGTGTGAAAACAGGGGGAATGTAAACGCCTTTCACATTTCCCCACTTTGGAAAACTTATGTCAATGATTATTAGATGTTATTCATGTCCTGCATTTATATCGCATAAAGAAATTGTAAAAAAACCATCAATAAAAGAATTTTATCTCGATATCTTTAAAGGTTATGATGCACCTTTATTGCCAAGTAAGCCGATTAGTTCTTTGCACAGCGACTTATTTAAGGCGCCGGAACAACTTGCTTCGCATCAGTTACAGGTTTCTCAACAGATTGTCCAGAAGATGGACTCTGAATGGGAGCATTTACTGTAGGATCAACTTTAGGGCTGGCTGATTGATTTTCATCTACTACATCACTCGCTTTACCTTGAGTATGAACGCATGTAATTGAATACGTGCAACTACATAGAAAGAGAAAAAAGGAAGAAATTAAAAGTTTTTTCATATAATCTCGCTTGTTGAGTCGGTGACATTTTGTAACCGACTGGAATTAGGCAAATATTCGTCAGGTTTTAAAGGAAGGTCTTGCCAATAGGTTACCTGGCTATGATCATCTGTCATATCACTACACCAAAAGCCTCCCGATAGCATATAATCTACCTCTATCCCGATACGCGTATTATATACGAGTACTTTCTTATATTCAGGAGGAAGCTTGTCTTTGCATTTAGTCCAGTTCATTATATCGCTTAAATTTAGTCACGACAGGATCCATATAAGTTATGGGATATTTTTTACGTGGCGCATTTTTTATTTTATTTATAGTATATTCACCTATGCCGTGTTTGCTAACAAGTTCCACCCATTCTTCTTGACTCATGTCAAGAATTTCTACAAATGGAACTATATAATCATCATGAGACTTTTTAAGCTTATCCCATTTTTCTTCACTTATTCCAATATGCATATTAGGAGCTATAATTTGGTTTAGGAATCTGAGTAGGAGGATAAGGTACAGGGCTAGGCGAAATAGGGCTCATTGGCGATCTAGGGACATCGCTAGGAAGTTTTGGTATTTGCACGGTCATATGCTATCTCCATTAATTTAGTTTCCAAATCATCTTCATCTTCGAACATCTCATCTCCTATGTCATACATTACTTTAATCACATCTCCCCTTACTGCTGATCGTGAAATAGGACTTAAAATAGCTAAAGTTTTAGCTATTACATATAAACTATAAGTTACAGCATAAACAGGAGATTTATTATGGTATATGTCGTAAATATATTGATCAAATGTATCGCATTGAGAATGAAAATGTTCTTGTAATTCTTTATCGTTCATCATCACATTCTGGGTGAGTTGGTATAGAGTCCGTTGAAGAACTGTTGGGGTATTCCGTATGGCCAGTAATACTGGAAAGGGCCATAGTATGGAGGAGGTTGTACGCTAACCATTCCTTTTCCGCCCGCTCCGCCCACTCCACCTTGAGTTGCCGAATAAGGAAGTGGCCATGGGAAAGGTCTTGGTCTTGGGGGATCTTGTATTGAAACTGTTCCTCTTGATCCTTGTCCATAACCACCTGCGCCGCCTTGAGATATATTGTTAATTACAGGCATATCACACCTTTTTATTTTAGTATAGCAGATTCGAATAATTTATTGAACAGGAGGTTTAGGCATTTCCATCCAATAAGTCACATCACCAAACCATTCTGATTTACCGAACGATGGCCCGTTATCCCATTTTGAAAAGCAGGATTGTTGCACATATTTCCCATTTGTTATTAATACTTCTTCGAAATCTTTTTCGGGTAATTTATCTTTAACGCTTATCCATTCCATTAGAATTCCTTGCATTTAAGCTTCCACATGATAGGGTTACCTCGCCTGAACAGCATCAATGGTTCGGATCTCGCCACAATCCCTTCCATCATCTGAGGATTCACGCTGCATCTGCTAAGAGGCTTTGACTTAACAAACTCAACGATCTCTTCTTCTGTCATCACACCAATTGTAGGAACATATTCTATTGCAAGGCATTCGGCTATTTTCTTTACATTTTCTTGTTTTAACCACCATCCATTAAGGAATATATCAAAAAGAATAAATCCTACTTCTCTTCGGTAATTACCTCCAGCTGATTGAATCTTAGGTCCATATCCTTCACCAAATAATGTGACGCTTGCTTTATCGTCAAAGCAAAGGCCCATAGTAAACCAATTAAATGCATCGTTTAGAAAAGTAAGCAAATGAGGCGGGATCTGTGCATTATCGGTTCTTCCCGAAAAACTTACCTTTTGATCGTTACAATGAACTCTTATATTCATTCCATCAATCTTCTCAGTAACATGCCATTTCTTTATATTCCCGAACTCTGGATCTGCATAGTCTCCAATAATAAAACTTTCTTTATAGCCAAGGCCTTTCTTCTTCTCTTGATCGAAGTACCAGCCTTGTCTCTTCCATAAGCTATTGATTTTTGGGTATTGCACTATAAAACAATCCTAATTGGTTCATTAACAGGTTTATATAGTTCATTAACATCAATCAAAAGCATCGAAAGGAAGCCATTTTTTTATTAACCCACTATTAGAACGTTCATTATAAATATCCTCATTATTATTTGACATAATAATAATAACAAACTCTTCGGTATTTGCTTTAACATTATCAACCCTAGTTTCTTCCGAAATTGCAACCACCTCTTTTCCCACCGGAGGCTTTTGGTCTTCAATCGATATAAATTCAGGAAGATATGCCCATAAACAATCCTTAAAACCATTATAGTCAGATCCATAACAACTTGCTAAAAATTTTGTCATGAATCTTCTTTCGCCAAATCGATTAACGTAAAAATAACCAATTTTCATATCTCCGCTTATTGGTTTATCTTTATCGTATTTTATAACAACCAATTTTCCAAAGGGAGGTAATTCTAATTTTATGTCCTTATATTCTAGTGCCATATATTTTCCTTTATTTTCCTTAGTTAAACAATGGATGTGCTTGATTATACATCCTATCAGCTATAAAACAATTGGAGGTTCAGGTGTATAATAAGGCTGCCAACATATCACATCTACAGCATCTACCCATATATCGGAGCCAGGATAACGAAATTTTTTCCTAAATTCATAATATATCCCTTCCATCACTTGCTTTTCTAATGTTACTATCCAACAATCTTCATCGTCATTAGGCGTTTGTAAATCAATATTTATCCAACTCAT